TTATTTCCGAGCGTTGCGCCGAAATTTGAGAGCAGGCTGTACGGGGTTTGTACCAGCGAGGCTCCGGATCTCGCGCTCGTCCGCCTCGCTGTGAGCATAGATTGCGTCTGGGAGAGCGGGGTTCGACCAACGGCCGGCTTTCGCGGCGGTGACGGGGTCCAGCCCCTGGCGAACCCGCATTTCGGTGTAGAAGCCGTGCCGCCCGGCGGCGTGCGGTGCGATATAGGGGATCCCCGCGCGCGCACATGCGCTCCGCCATGCTTTGAGCGGTCCGGTGCGGCTGGCGTATCCGAACACGCTGGGCGGCAGCGTTACGCCCCGCTTTCGATCGAAGGGCGCCCTTGCCGGAAGGTTCGCAAGCCGCGCAACCATCGCTGGCGAGATTGCGACCCATTGAGCGGGGTGGCCCTTGGAAGCTGCTAGCCAGACACGGCCGCGCGGTAGATCGAGGTCATTCGGTCTCAGGGCCACGGCCTGGCCGATCCGCGCCGCTGTCTCGAACATGAATTCAGCGAGCGTGGAGAGGTAGGGGCCGGCCTCTGCGGTAAAAGCGGCGAGCCACTCGCGATCGGCCGGCTGCCGCTCGCGCCGGCTTTCGGCGCCGCGCCGGCGGTCCTGATCGATGCGCTCCTGGGCGCTGAAGCCGCGGATCCGGATCGGTGGGCAGGCGCCGCTGTCATGGGCATTGTTGATGACTGCGCTGACCGGTGTCAGCACCTGGCGCCGCCATGTGTCGGTCGCGGCTGTCGGGTAAAGAGCGGCGGCGAGCTCGCGCACTTCGCGGGGCGTGATCGAGGCGACGGGCCGGTCGCCGAGCTCCTCGAGGATCGGCACGAGATACTTCGCTTCGGCGGGCTTGGCTGGGTAGAGGAGGACGGCGCCGGCAAAGGTCAGCGCCTCCGCTTCGTCTCCAACGAGGTGACGACGCCTTTGCCGATCGGTTTCTTCGGCGATCCAGGCGCGCGCGCCTGCTTCTGTAGATGCGCCAGTGCTGCGGCGGTAGTAGCTGGTGATTGGGCGGCCGTCGTATTCGATGCGGCCGCGGACCCAGAACGTCTCGCCTCGTCGGTACGGTTCGAGTGGCATTGGCGATCCTCTAGTATGCGATCGAGCTGGGCGGGCGTGATCAGCATGGCCCCCTTGCCGAGAACATGGCAAGCGCCTAGGCGCCGCGCGTGGTCGCGCAGGCTGCGCGCTGAAAGCGTCATCCGGCGGGCCCGGAAGATCTCGCACCATTCCTCGGGGGTGCGACCCTCGTCGAGGATCTGGGCGCCGGTCTGCATGATCAAGAGCCTCCGGTGTCTGCGAAAGGTTCCCCGGGGCGGCACGCCCGCCGCGCCCGGGGTCCGCGAGTGGCGGATTCAAACTGTTTGGCCGGGCGACAGCAGGAATGTGGGGGATCTGCCGCCCGGCCGGTCTGTCCGTCAGGGAGGAGTGACGCCGGACAGATAGGAAACTTGCGTACGCGCATCGATGCTGCGCGCGACGCGTTCGGTAACCGCGCCCCAGCCGCGATCCGCGCCGACCCAAGTCAGCAACACAATCGCGGCGAGGGCGACGACCCGGCGTGTGAGTTTGAGACTCCGCCGCAGCTGAATGATCTCGGCGGGGGGCAGGGTTTCGTCGAGCTGGGCCAGTTCTTCCGGTGTGGCATCCCTTTGGCGGCGGAGCACGGCCCAGCTCATGCGTCGCTGGAGCGGCGTGTCGGACGGGCTGGGGTCGGTGATCACCCGCTTGGCGCGGGCGATTGCAATGGGGCGGTGCGGGGTCTTGGTCAAGTCGCGGCTCCTGTTGCTTTGCCGGGCGGGCTACCGGGCTGATCAGGACGCTATGCTAAGAAATTTCGCATGACAAGCACGATTGGCGAAAAAATTTAGCATCGATGCGCATCGCATGCATGTAGGATTGCAAAAATCCTTACCACGTTTAGCTTCGAGGGCCGGTTTTAGAAGGGGGTATTGCCGTGCGAGACGATGACTTGATTGAGGGTGCGAGGCGGTCTGGATTTACGATCGACTACCTGGAGTGGCTAACGCGCGGGCTATCCCGCCAGGCGCGTCTTAGGGTCATCGGCAACGCGTCGTCGATGCCTTCGAACATGAAATCTAGCGACAATCCGAACGTGCGGCGCAAAGCCAGTGCCCCGTCGAGCGACAAGCGATGATGTCCGCCTTCCCATTGCGACAGCCGTGACCGTTTGACGCCGATCCGTTCGGCGTATTCCTGTTGCGTCATACCTTCGAGTTCGCGGTGCCAGACGAGGCGTGCGGCGATGTCGGCAAACGGTTTTTGCGGGTCACTGCTCATTGTTCCGTTATGCCTTTGCCAATAAATTTCGCGCAACGTTGGAATGTTGTCTTGCGAGTTGCGAAATAATTTGGCAAATGACAGGTATGTCCAAGGCAGATGTCATTCGCATTACCGACGCGATCGGCTCCGACGCGATCGAGAAAAGGTTCGAAGTCACGCACCACGCGGTGCGTGCCGCGCGCACGGCCGGGAAATTCCCGGCGGCGTGGTACATCGGCATTCGGGAGATGTGTGAAGCTGGCGGGGTCAGCTGCCCCGAAGCAGCATTCAAGTGGCGCGCGCCGACCGCAAGCGCTGGTGCGGAGCGCGACTGATGCCTGCTCGTCGCCTATCGCGGTCGGACGATCTGGAGCACGGTGTCGGAGAACCCGGCATCGCGCTTGGACATGCAGGCCAGCATGATAAACATCCGGGTTTTCCCCGTGTCCACCTGCGCGCCCTGAGCCGCTGCCTCCAGGTAGGTCAGTGCCGCCATGAGCTGCAGGTACGCGGCATCGTCTGTGTCTGCGTTGGCTGTATCGTCCAAGAAATCGCCACAGCTCAGGTCCGTCCAGACATGTTCGATGATCGCCGAGGCGGTGTCTCGGTCGATCGCGAGTTGAGCGGCCGCAGGTGGGGCGAGGAGAAGGCTGATGAGTGCGGCAAGTCGCATTCTGAAACTCCAATTTTTTCACTGGTTACTCACCTTTGCATGTTCCGCGCGGCAGCGCACTTGCCACGCCATGACTTAGACGGTGTCAGCCATTTTCCCCAACAAAACACGGTTTCCCGATGTTCAGTACACCCCTGATCCGATCGCTCTACGGCCAGCTCGTCCGCGACTTCGGCGGGGTCGAGGCTGCCGCGTTTTTCCTCGAGTGCTCGAAGGGCACGGTTTCAAAGGAGGTCAGCGGTCAGGCTGCTGTTTCGATCGACCATGCGGTGCGGCTCGAGGATGCGCTCGGCCGCTGGCCGATCACGGAGGTGATGCACCGGCGCCGGCGCGACGCGGATGGCACTTCGGATTTGAACGCGATCGCGGCAGCCGCGCTGCGCGAGATCGGTGACGTGCCCCCGGCCGTCCTCGACCTGGTGGCGTCTGGGGAGACGGGCGCCGCGCAGAAAGAGCTGGCGGAGGCGCGTGCCGCGATCGAGGCGCTTGAGCGGGCTTTGGCAAAGGGATCGAAGGCATGACGGCTGCGGTCCACGACAAGTCATGTTTCGCCGCGGTCCGTGTTCAGGCGGAACTGGGGTGCGACAGGCTGCGCACTGCCGCTGCAATTCTGCGGCGACACGGTTGGCCGGATACGGCCGACGACGTGATGCGGGCCGTCGAGCAGGTGCGGTTCATCACGAATGCGAACGGATTGCTCGACATGCTTGAGCGCGCGGATCCGTGGCCAGAGGGGCTTGGGTGACATGGTCGAGAAGACGAGAGACGACGACGAGATCTTACTGCGCATGCTGGGGGTGCGGTGCGACGGGGCGGCAAGTTCGGCGATCGGCCGCGCGTTCGGTGTCACTGCATCGCGGGTGCGCGTCATGACCGACAGGGTGCGCCATGCCGACGTCGCGGAGAGCGGCGAGCCGACCGATGTCGTTCAGGCTGCATATTGGTGAGTTTCAAGCCAGCGGAGGCAGAGCGATGGAGCATTTCCGGACAATCGATATTGGAACGCGGCCAAAGATCACCGGCCACGTCGAGGCGGAGCCACCGCTTGAGTGGGTTCCGATCAAGAGCCTGGTCATCGATGGCGCCTACCAGCGGCCGCTGCTGACGGCCAACTGGAAGGCGATCACAGCGATCGCGACCGCGTTCACATGGGCGCGGTTCACGCCGGTCCTGCTGTCGCCGACGGTCGACGGGCGGTACGCGGTGATTGATGGCCAGCACCGGACGCATGCGGCGCTGATGCGGGGCTATGACCGGATTCCGGCGATGATCGTTCGGATGTCGGCTGCGGAGCAGGCCGCTGCCTTCGCACACGTCAACGGTGACACCGTCAAGATCACCCTGTTCCATGTCTACAAGGCGGCGCTGGCGGCGCGCACGGCCTGGGCGGTGAAGGCCGAGGCTGCGGTCGCCGCGTCGGGATGCCGGTTGATGACCCTGCATAAGTCGAGCCCGGAAAAGAAGCCGGGCGAGGTGTTCGCGATCGCGCTAATCCGGACGCTGATCGAGCGTGGCAAGGCGGACGTCGTGACGGCCGGACTGAAGGCGATCCGCGACAGCACGTCGGCGGATGAGGCGCTGATGTACTCGGCGAACGTCTTGCGTCCCTGGCTGGAAACGTTGGCCACCAGCCCCGAGTTCCTGGAACAGCCGCTGTCGGAGTTCCTCGGGGAGGTCGATCTGCTCGAGATCGAGCAGAGGGTCGACGCGCGACGCAAGGCGTCGGGCGACCGCGGGCCGCGGGCGGCGCAGCTTCGGCTGGAGATCCAGCGAGCCCTCACGACTTGGTCGGCGGCGCCTCAAAAAGCCCGGCTGCCGGCGCCGCCATCGATCGAACCCAAAGAGGTGACGCCTGAGCCACGTCTGGTCAGCCGCGCTGACGAGGCATTTGGGCAGGCATTGGCGCGCGAGCCGAAGCCGAAGGCGGGCAGCAAGCTGTCGAGCTTCGCGGCGGCTGGCAGGCGCAGGGCTATGGGGATCTGAGGCAGGTCGTCGCGCGGGTGAAGGGCAAAGTCCCACCCGTGCGACGCGGCGCTGGGAGAACGCAATGGGGCGAGACGCGAATGAGGGCAAGGCGGCGGCGCTCGCGTTCGACGCGTTGAGCGCCGCCGAGAACGCGGAGCAGGGGATGCTGGAAATGTCCGAGCAGCTGCGCCTGGCGCGCGAGGCACTGCGGCTGCCGGCCGGCCATCCGCTGGCGGCGGCGATCCTGCGCTTCATGGATGGCGTGGCGGCTTTCCGGCCGGCGTCGGCGGGTACGCAGTTGCAGCGCGAAGTTGAAGATTGGTGGTCGAAAGAGAAGGCGAGCAGGGGGTCGTAAGTGGGGCAAAAGATCTACAAGAACATCGAGATACGCGGTGTCGTTTATGCTGATGCTAGGGCCGCGGCGGTGGCGCTTGGTGTGACGCCAGACAACGTCCGCATGTGCATCCGAAATGGCACCTTGCACCGTTGCGGGACCGGGGGCAGCCATCCCGAGCCCTTACCGGTGCGGATCCGCGGCCGCGTGTATCCGTCGGCCCGCGCTGCGGCTCGCGCGCTTAAGGTGCGGGCAAATACGATCTACAAGGCGCTCGGTGAGGGCGACGTCGATCGAGTTGGAGTGAAGCGGCCGCATCCGAGAAACCGGGCGAAACCGGTGACGATCGGCGGGCTGACATTCCCTTCGATGCGGGCCGCGAGCCTCGAGCTGGGGTTCCAGGGCGAGTACGTGTCGCGGGTGCTGCGAAAGCGCACCCGGCGCGGCCTGGAGGAGCTCACGGCAGCCGCCATGCGGCTTTCCGCGAAGCGCGATGCGGAACGAGGGCGTGCGGCATGAGCCACAAGGCGAACCGATGGTTGGCGGACTTGGATCCGGCATCGCTATCGAACAGCGAGTTTCGGATCCTGTTCCACCTGTGCGATTGCCATAACCCAAGCGCCGGTTGCTACCCGTCGCAGGAGTACCTTTTGCGGGCGACCGGGGTCTCGAACGGCACCTTGAACAACGCGTTGAAGGCGATGGAGGGCCGGGGCCTCGTGCGCCGCGAACGACGGTTCGATGGGCGCACGAAGAAGCAGTTGAGCACGCTCTACGTCCTCGGCTTCGAACTGTCCGATCCGGAAGAGCCGTCTCCAGAAACTGGATACGGGCCGACTCCAGATATTGGAGACGGGCCGACTCCAAAAACTGGAGACGGAGCCGACTCCAAAAAAACGGCAATCCCGTCTCCAAAAAATGGCCGATCCCGTCTCCAGCCCACTGGAGACGAACCTGTAAAGAACCAGAAAGGAACCAGGCGCGCGTTGCCGCCGGGCGGAAAAACGCTCGAGGGCGCAGCGCATTTCTGGGCAGCGAAGATCGCAGATCCCGAGGCGTACGTGCCGCCTTCTGCCGTCTCGCTGGCTTTGGCGGAGTTCATGCTGAGAGAGGGCTTGGTTGGCCGGGAGGCGCTGCGGCAACGTGGCATCGACCTGCCTGCCGTGCCCGCCTGACAGGAGGCGACGATGACCGACGAGCAGACAGGCGTGGAAGAAACGAAGCGAGGCAGGGTGCGCAGGCTGTTCTGCGACCCGATGGATGAGCTCGGGTTCCGAAGGCCGCCCCGAATGGACGACGAGACGTTCCGGGCCAAGCAGACGCGCATGGTCGATGCGCTGACCTACATGAGCGATGACGGTCTGCGCACCCTGTTCGATTTCATGAAGTCGAAGGGACAGGGCAAGCAGCGCGACCAGTGGCCACCCCGGGCGATGATCTACGCCTACGCCGAGCTGATCGAGCCGTGCCCGATCGAGAAGATCCCGTCGATGCTGTCGTGGTTCCGGTCATCCGCCGGTGCCCGGGCGGCAGAGGATGACACGCTCGTCGAGACGTTCGAGTTCATCCAGAAGTACAAGAAACCACCAACGATGGATGGTGCCCAGGCAGCGATCCGGCGTCAGGCCGAGGAGCGCCGCCGGAATGTATCGATGGCCAGAAGCCGGGTTGATCGTGGGGTCGCGATGCCGGACGACGAGCAGCTGCTGGCTTGGCACGCCGACCGTGTCGCGGTGGTCAAGTCGATCATGAAGCCGGCTGACGCCGAGGAGCGGCGATGACCAGACACTGGCTCGAGATCGAGGTCGGGGACGTCGCAGAACCCGGCGATCGCGATGGCAAGGAGATCGTCGTACCGGGCCCGGCACGGTGGTATGCGCTGCGGTGCAGGCCGCAGAAGGAAGAGGCCGCGGAGCGGTGGCTTTCCCAGCGTGGTGTGTTTGCGTTTCATCCCGTCACGCGCCGCAAGGTGCGGGTCCGGGGCGTCTTGCGTCAGGTCTGCAGTCGCTACCTTCCCGGTTACGTCTTTGCGCGTTTCCCCGGCGATCCTTTGGCCTACCGCGTGCTTGGAAGCCCTTTCCTGAGCGATGCCCTTCGTAGGGCGGACGGCCAATGGGGAGTGCTGGGTGTGGCGAGCTTGCGTGCGTTGTATGGTATGCGCCGCGTAGATGAGGCAGCTGAGACTGCTCGTGCAAAGGCACGGAAGGCGGCGCGCGCAGCCCGACAGCTCCGGCCAGGCGGGCACGCGCTGTTCACCGGTGGTGTGTTTGCGGGCGCTCCTTGTCAGGTTGTTGAGGTCAACTCTGTTACTGGTGCGAAGGTCAGGTTGCAGCTGTATGGAAGAGAGACGATTGTGACCGCGTCCCCGGATGATCTAATTGGGCTCAGCGAAAATGCCGTTGACAAAGCGTGACGGCGTCGCCTAGCGTCCGTCGCCATAGCCTCTGGCCGACTGGTCCCCGCGTATAGAGCGGCAGCACCACCGGCTGCTGGGCGGCGCGGATCGGTTGGAAACGCTCGATCTACCACGCCCGAAACTCGTCCTGACTCTCCCGACAAGCCCCGCCATAGAGCGGGGTTTCGTCTTTTCTGGACTATGGGTGCGAGGTGGTCTCGCGAACGTGGACGGTGAGGTGAGCGTGGGTCGACTGGCCGGAAGGGGAATGCCGAGCAGGCTCAAGCCTGCAGCTGGTCGCCTACGCTCACCAGCCGAGGACGCGGCCAAGGAAGCGCCCGGTCGTCGGTCGCCAAGCTGGACACACACCGCGCGCTGGCAACGCCTCCGGCTTGAGATCCTCGAGCGAGACGGCTGGCTCTGTCAGGCCTGCGATCGGCCGCACATGCTGGTCGAAGGTCGACGGCATCCGGACAGCGCGGTGGTCGACCATCGCCGCCCGCATCGTGGCGACGAGGATCTGTTCTGGGATCGTCGGAACCTCTGGTCGGTCTGTAAGCGGTACCACGATCGGGTCAAGCAGTCGCTCGAGAAGGGCGGACGCCAGTCGAAGTGACGGCCCTGGGCAGGGGGAGGGGGGGTGCGATTTCCAGAATCGGCCCATTTTCCCAGACCCGCGCCCCCCTCACGCGCAGAATTTTTTTCCTGCCTTGGCGAAATTCGCCATAGGCAAAGCGCCCGCGAAAATGCGGCGAAAGGTAAGGTTATGAAAAAAGACGGAAAATCCGGGCTTTCCGCGATTTCCTCGGCTCCAGCCGGGAATTTTTTTCATGGCGGGTAAATCTGCGCAGAGCTGGCCGGCGGGCGAGACCGTTCTCCGGAAGCGTGCCGAGCTGCGGGGATACGAGCAGAACAGTCGGACGCACTCCGACGAGCAGATCGGCCAGATCGCGGCGTCGATCGGGGAGTGGGGATTTACCCAAGCGATCCTAATCGATGAGACCGGCATGGTGATCGCAGGGCACGGCCGGCCCGCTGCGGCAGAGCGCCTGGGGCTCGATGAGGTGCCGTGCATGGTGGCCGTCGGTTGGACCGACGAGCAAAAGCGGGCCTATGTGATCGCAGACAACAAGCTGGCCGAGAACGCCGGTTGGGATGAGTCGATCCTGGCGGCCGAACTCGCCGCTCTCGAGGGCGCCGAGTTCTCGCTCGACCTTTTGGGCTTCGGCGAGGACGAGCTCGCTGATCTGCTGAACGTGGGCGAGGGCGGGCTGACGGATCCCGACGACGCTCCGGAGGCAAGTGATACGCTGGTGACGCAGCCGGGCGATGTCTGGCTTTTGGGCAATCATCGCCTTCGCTGCGGCGATTCCACCTCGGAGGCCGATGTTTCTGCGCTCCTGGAAGGCGTGAAGCCGCACTTGATGGTCACGGACCCGCCTTACGGCGTGAACTATGACCCGTCCTGGCGCAAGCAGTTCGGCGGCGACACGGTCGCTGAAGGCAAGGTGCAAAACGACGACAACGCCGACTGGACGGCCGCATGGCGCCTGTTCCCGGGGGACGTCGCCTACATCTGGCATGGCGCGTTGCACAACGTCGTCGTTGCCGAAAGCCTGAAGGATGCGGGGTTCGGGGTCCGGGCCCAGATTGTCTGGGTGAAGACGCGCGCACCGATCTCGCGTGGCCACTACCACTGGCAGCACGAGCCTGCGTTCTATGCAGAGCGCGACGATGAGGGTCCGGAGGGTTGGCTGGTCGAGCAGGATGACCTGTCCTACGCGGTCCGGACCAGCAAGACGGCGAGTTGGCGCGGTGGTCGCAAACAGACGACCGTCTGGTTCATCGAGCACCTGAAGAACGACACCGGGCACGGAACGCAGAAGCCGGTCGAGTGCATGCGTCGACCGATGGTCAACAATTCGAGTCCCGGCCAGGCTATCTACGAGCCATTCTGCGGCTCCGGCTCGACGATCATCGCAGGCGAAATGGAGGGCCGGCACGTCTATGGGATGGAGCTCGATCCGAAGTACTGCGACGTGATTGTTCGGCGCTGGCAGGCGTTCACCGGGAAGGTCGCGACGCTCGAGGCGTCTGGCGCCGCCTTCGAGGGCGTGGAGGCGGAGCGATGCAAAGCCGCGGCATGAGCGCAGTCGAGGCCGTCGCCAACGTGGCGGTCGGTTGGGCCGTCTCGATGGTCGTCACGGCGCTGGTCCTGCCAGCGTTCGGTCATGACGTCAGTGTGGGCGAGGCTGCCGGCATCTCGGTCGTGTTCACGATTGTGTCTCTGGTTCGGTCATTCGCATTGCGCCGGGTGTTCAACGGTTTGGCGGGACGGTCGAGGTGACGGAGCGCCCGACAGCCCCGGATCGCTTGCAGGGACTCGCCCGCGAGGTGTGGGATGCGACCGTTGCGTCTATGCCGGTCGACCGGCATCTGACGCGCGCGGATCTGTTCGTCCTGGAGGGTGCTTGCCGTAATTTCGCGCGCTACCAGAGGATTGAGACGCAGATCGAGGATCTTTCGGCGAAGTCGGCGTTGGCCGGAGACTTCGCAAAGGGCAAAGAGGGACGCCTCGAGGTGTCGGTTCTTCGACAGCAGGCGAACGATGCCTTTGCCGAGTTCAAGCGATTGTCGCGCGACTTGGGCGTTTCGATGACTGCCGGCGGAGAGCGGGTGGATCGGGATCTGTTCGGCGATCCGGTCGTGTTGCCGAACGGCAAACGGGGACGCCCGAAGCATCGCCCATCGCAGAAGTTGCGCGACAAGGTGCTGATGCTCCTGGCGCTCGGCTGGCGCAACGAGCGGATTGCGAACGCGATCGGCGTAACCCAGCCAACCTTGCGCAAGCACTACGGGTCCGAGCTGAAGTTGCGCCAGATCCAGCGGGATCGCTTGGATGCATGGCGGTTCGAGAAGGTGGTGCATCAGGCCGAAGCCGGCAACGTCGGCGCGCTGCGCTTGCTGCAGCAGATGCTCGAGAAGAACGACGCGATGGAGGCTTCAGCGTCGCTGACCGGCGATCAGGAGCGCGGCGAGAAAACCGAGAAACTCGGCAAGAAGGAAGCGGCCAACCGTGCGGCGGAGCGGGCTATCGCCGGCGACGACGCGGGCGAATGGGGTAGCGATCTGTCGCCGGGGTTCAAGCACTGATGGCCGACCTGTTCGCAGTTGGAGACCAGCCGGCACCGGCGCCGGCGTGGCGCACCTCTGTTCCGGACTGGGAGCAACGGATCCGCGATCGGCGGTCGCTGATCCCGGATCTGCCGCTTTACGATGCCGTCGCCGAGAAGGCGCTCCGGATCTTCAAGAGGCTGCGGGTGCCGGATCTGATCGGCCAGCCGACCTATGGCGAGGTCTGCGACGACTGGGTGTTCGATTTCGTGCGGGTGATTTTCGGGAGCTACAACCCGGACACGCGGCGTCGAATGCTCAAGGAGTTCTTTCTCCTGGTTCCGAAGAAAAACGGCAAGAGTGCGATCGCAGCCGCCATTGTCGTGACGGCCGCGATCCTCAACGAGCGCCCGGAGGCGGAGATGGTTCTCATCGCCCCGACGCAGGAAATCTCCGGCATCGCGTTCAAGCAGGCGGCAGGTATCGTGCGGCTCGATCCAGAGCTCATGCGGATTTTCCAGGTGACGCCGCACCAGAAGCGGATCAAGCATCGGACGACCCTGTGCGAGATCAAGATCCTGTCGGCGGACGGCGACGTCGTGACCGGGTCGAAGGCAGCGGTTGTGCTGATCGACGAGACGCATGTCCTGGCCAGCAAGCAGAAAGCGCCGGACATTTTCCTCGAGCTGCGGGGCGGACTGAAGTCACGGCCGGAGGGGTTTCTTCTGCAGATCACGACGCAGTCCAAGGACCGGCCGACGGGCCAGTTCGAGAAGGAGCTGCGTCGGGCCCGTGATGTGCGGGATGGGAAACTAGAGCTGCCGCTCCTGGCCGTCATGTACGAGCTGCCCGACGAGATGTCGGAAAAGGAGGAGTGGAGAGACCCGGCGACCTGGCCGATGGTGAATCCCAATCTTGGCCGCTCGGTCATGGCGAAGGATCTGGCCGACGACCTGGTGGCCGCGGAAGCAGACGGTCCGGAAGCATTGGCGTTGTTCGCAAGCCAGCATCTGAACGTGCAGGTCGGGCTCGGCCTCAAGACGGGCCGGTGGGTTGGAGCGGACTACTGGGCTGGCGCGGCGCAGCCGGCGCTTTCGATCGAGGAGGTTCTCGCGACCTCTGAGGTCGCCGTGGTCGGCATCGATGGCGGTGGGCTCGATGACCTCTTGGGCATGACGATTCTCGGGCGTCATGCGCAGACGAAGGTTTGGCAGTCCTGGTCGAGGGCTTGGGCGGACAGGGACGTGCTGCGCTTGCGGCAGTCGATCGCGCCCGAGCTCGAGAAGTTGGTGGAGCAGGGCGAGCTGACCTTGGTCGACAACATCGAGGAGGAGGCGAACCCGGAAGTCGTCGATCTCTGCGTTCGTGTTCGCTCGGCGGGGCTGTTTCCCGAGCAGGACGGGATCGGGATGGACCCGGAAGGCGTCGGCTCGATCATTGACGGTCTCGTGGCTGCCGGCTTCTCGATCGAGGACATCCGGGCGATCAGCCAAGGCTACAAGCTGAACGCTGCGATCAAGACCACGCCGGTGAAGCTGAAGAACGGCAGCATGGTCCACTGCGGTCAGCGCCTGATGACGTGGTGCGTCGGCAACGCGAAGACGGAAGCGCGCGGCAACGCAGTGATCGTAACCAAGGCGCAGTCGGGCTCGGCGAAGATCGACCCACTGATGTCGCTGTTCAACGCCGTGCAGCTCATGAGCTGGAACCCGGTTGCGGCAAACACCAAGGGCGCGATCGTGATCGGCTCGGATTATGAGGTGGCGTGAATGGGCATCCTGAAACTGTTCGGCGGTGATCGCCTATCGGCTGCCGAGGACGCGCAGCGCGATGCGGCTGACGATCGGTTCTTCGAGGACCACGGCGGCGCGACGAGCGAGATCGACGTTCATGTCAGCGTGTCGCGGGCCCGGAAGGTGCCGGTGGTGCGCAACTGCTTGTCGCTCCTGGCCGGCTCGGTCGCCGGACTTGAGAACGGCGTTTTCCGCCGCGTTGGCGAGGATCGTGTCGAGCGGCGGGTCGATCATCCGGTGGCGAAGCTGCTGCGCAATCCGAACCCGCGGCAGACCGGTTTCGACTTCATCTACCAGATGGTCGACGACCTGTGCGCCGAGGGAGATTTCTACGCCGAGAAGGTGTTCGAGGGAGGCGAGGTCGTCGCGCTCTGGCGGATGGAGCCGCACCGCGTTGTGGTGGAGGAGCTCGCGGATCTGAGAGAGAGGCGCTATCGGTTCCGTGATCGCTGGGGCCGTGAGCGCATCCTGCTCGCGGACGAGGTTTGGCATATCGCCCTGCCGCCGCTCATGGACGATCTGAAAGGCACGTCACCGATCTTGGTCGACGGGCGCGAGGCGGTCGCAGTCGCGATCGCGCTCCAGCGATACGCGAACACCCTGTTCAAGAACGACGCCACGCCGGCATACGCGTTCTCGATGGAGGGGCACTTTGCTGACGCCGAGTCCAAGGAAAATTGGACGCGGTCGATGCTCCGGCGCCTGACCGGCCGTCGTCGGCACCAGCCGATGGCGCTGGAGTACGGGATGAAGCCGCACCGTCTCGGTCTGACGGCGGAGGAGGCGCAGTTCCTCGAGACCCGCAAAGAGCTCTGGCTCGATCTCGCGCGTCTGTGGCGCGTGCCGCCGCACAAGGTCGGGATCCTCGATCGCGCGACGTTCAGCAACATCGAGCACCAGTCGCTCGAGTTCGTCACGGACACCTTGCGCCCGATCCTCGAGCTCATCGAGCGGTCGGTCGGGAAGTTCCTGCTGGATCTGCCCGACGAGTACTTCGAGTTCAACGTCGAGAGCCTTCTGCGGGGCGATATCAAGGCGCGCTACGAGGCTTACTCGATCGCCCGGCAGTGGGGCTGGATGAGTGTCAACGACGTCCTGCGGATGGAGCACCGCAATGGCATCGGGCCGGCGGGCGATCGGTACATGGAGCCGCTGAACATGGTTCCGGTGGGCGCCGGCGCCGAAGAGCGCAAGCCGGAGCAGCGCGAGGCGATCGACAAGTCGATCGCGTTCCTGCGCGGCTCGGTCGGCGGGAAGAAAGGGAAACCGAGATTGGAGCTCGTGAAAAATGCCGCATGAAATCGACCGCGTTCTGGCTGCCGTGCAATCGCGCACCTGGCTGATCGATGAAGAGAAGGCCGCAGAGGTCGTGGCTCTCCTGGCGGTGCGGGCCGAGACCGGCGCTGGCGTCGAGTGGGCGGGCGAGGACAACGAGCCGATCTACGCGGCCGAGCCTGTGTCCGGCCGGCGCGGCACCGTCCATGTGCTGAACCTGCAGGGGACCATCATGCCGCGCGGCCACATGCTCAGTCGGATGTCGGGTGCGTCGTCGCTGGATCAGTTCGGCAAGGCCTTCGACGAAGCGGCGGCGGATGCGAACGCCCAGGCGATCGTCCTGGACGTCGACAGCCCCGGCGGCGCGGTTGATATGGTGGCGGAGACGGCCGAGAAGATCTACCGGGCCCGGCGGGCGGGGCGGCCGATCATCGCCGTCGCGAACACGATGGCGGCGTCGGCGGCTTACTGGATCGCATCGGCGGCGGATGAGGTGGTGGTGACGCCCTCGGGACACGTTGGCTCGATCGGGGTCTACGGCATGCACGACGACATCTCGGCTGCCCTGGAGAAAAGGGGCGTCAAGCGCACGATGGTCCGTTCTGGCGCCCGGAAGGCCGAGGGCGCGGTCGGCCCGCTGGACGAGGCGGCTCTGAAGCACCGGCAGGCCTCGGCGGACTACGCCTACGACATGTTCACCCGCGCAGTCGCCCGCAATCGCGGCGTGGATCTCGCGGTGGTGCGCGCCGATCCGGAGAAGGATGCCGCACACATGGGCGGTGGGCGTGCCTACAACGCGAAGACCGCGGTGTCGCTACGGATGGCCGATCGCGTGGCCACCTTCGAGGAGACCCTTCAGCGTGTCGCGTCGGGGCGCAAGCCCACGAACACGTCGCTGGCGCGGCGCCGGATGGCGCTGCTCTGAATTCCCAGACCTTTGGTCTTTCCGATGCGGCGTGCGCCGGGCGCGCTGTTGACGGCTATTTTTCCCCGGTAACAGAGGAGCGAGCCTGGCATGAGTAAAAAGGCTGCACTGCAAAAGCGCCTCGCTGAGCTGCAGGCGGAAGGCACCAAGATTCTCGACGCGGCAGAGTCCGCGGAGCGGGGTCTGACGGCCGAGGAAGAGTCGCGGTTCGAAGCGATCGAGGACGAGATCAAGGCCGTCCAGTCGGACATCAAAGAGGCCGAGAAGATGGAGGCGCGCAAGCGCATCCTGGGGGGCCTGGCGGCAGGCACCACGCTGTCGCCGGCCGGCGGCACGACGGTCCGCGATCTGAACCCGGAAACCACGGCCGGTTTTGCCGACCTGGGCGAGTTCGCCGTTGCGGTTCACGCGGCCGTGCATGGTGGCGATCGGGACGAGCGGCTGGTCGCCCTGGCGAACAGCCACGAGGGCGGGACGACTTCCGGCGAGGGTTACATGCTGCCGCCGGCTCATCGCGACGAGATCTGGGAACTGGTGAACCAGTTCGACGAGTTTGGCCCGATGATCGACGAAGAGCCGACCGCCAATCGCAGCGTCAAGCTGTTGGCCGACGAGTCGACGCCGTGGGGCGCGACTGGCATCGAGTCCTACTGGCGGGCGGAAGGCTCGCAGATGACGGCCTCGAAGCTGGCCGGCCAGGAGCGCAACGTTCCGCTGCACGAGCTATACACCCTGGCGCTTGCCAGCGAAGAGCTTCTGGAGGATGCGCCGCGCCTAAACGCGCGCCTGTCCCGTAAGGCCGCAGAGGCGATCGCGTGGAAAAAGAACCTGGCGATCGTCGAGGGCACCGGTGTCGGCCAGCCGCTCGGCTGGTTCAACTCTCCGGCGATGGTCACCGTGGCGAAGGAATCCGGCCAATCGGCGGACACCCTGGCTACCGAGAACATCGTCAATATGTACTCGCGTCTGCTGATGGTGCCGGGGTCGCAGCCCTTCTGGCTGGGCAACAGCGATATCCTTCCGCAGCTGATGACGCTGACCCTCGGCGACAAGCCGGTCTGGCTGCCGCCCAACGGACTTGCCGGCGCGCCGAACGGCTTCATCCTCGGTCTGCCGCTGCGGCTGTCCGAGTACGCCAAGACCCTTGGCGATCTCGGCGACCTGCAGCTGATCCAGCCGCGTGGTTATTACGGCGCGCGTCGGGCGTCGGGTGTGAAGTACGCGACCTCGATCCACCTGTACTTCGATTACAACACGCAGGCCTTCCGGTGGGTGTTCCGCTACGGCGGTCAGCCGCACCTGTCGGCGCCGGTCTCGCCGCACAACGGCACGGCCACGAAGTCGCACTTCGTCGCGCTGGCAGAGCGGGCGTAACGGACGCCGGCGCGCGGCGATCGCGCGCCGACGAACGCTTGGCAGCCGCCCCGGCCATCGGGGCGGTTCCTTCCAGAAACCCAATCGGAGACTTTCACAATGGTTCAGAAAACCACTCCTGCATCCCATCGAGCCGCCGTCGTCGGCGTGATCGATCCGGATGTGACGGCTGCCGGCACCGTGACGACCGGCTGGATCCCGATGTCGAAGTTCGGCCTGATCATGGCGACCGTGATGGCGGGCACCCTTGGGTCCAGCGCGACCGTCAACGCCAAGCTCGAGCAGGCGACCGATGCGTCGGGCAGCGGGGCGAAGGACATCGCCGGCGCGGCGATCACCGAGCTGTCGCAGGGCGGAACGGACGATTCCGACAAGCAGGCCGTGATCCAGTGCTACGGCGAGGATCTCGATCTGGCGAACAACTTCACCCATGTGCGGCTGTCGGTGACGGTGGCGACCGCGTCGTGCGACGTTGGCGCGCTCGTGATCGGCATGGACCCGCGCTATGGGCCGGCGTCGGACAACGATCTGGCGAGCGTCGCCGAGATCGTCACCGTCTAAGCCCTGTTTCGCAGTAACTCGGCCGCGCCTGCCCGGCGCGGTCCGACCTGAAGGAGAAGGGCTATGGCAAACGAGAACGGCAAGACGGTGGTGAAGTTCCTGCGTGACCATGAGGTGCAGGATGAGCATCGCGGTACCGACAAGGCGACGTGGTTCCGCAAGGGGGCGCGCAAGTCGCTCGAGGACCGGTCCGCGCAGCACTTCATCGAGCGCGGAATCGCAGTGCCTGCGGGTCCGACCAAGCGTCGCAGCAAGAGCTGACGCATCGTGACGCTCACCACGATCACGCCGCCGTCCCAAGAACCCTTGACGGCGGCGGACCCGGTCCTTCGGCAGCACCTTCGCAAGTTCGAGGACGAAACCCACGAGGACGCGCTGATCGGCGAGTTGATCGCCGCGGCGCGCGCTGATGTCGAGACGTACACGCGGCTGCGTCTCCTGACGCAGACCGTGACCTGGACGCGGGATGGGTTCTGCTCGATCGAGATCCCGGTCGCGCCGGTGCAGGAGCTCGTGGAGGTGCGCTACCTGTCCTCCGACGGAAGCTGGGTGACGGTCGCTTCCGATGTCTATCGCCTGACCGGGCGCAGGGTGGTCGCGGCGCCGGGCAAAGTCTGGCCGGTGCCGGCCTGCGAGCCTGGCAACGTCGAGATCGACGTCAAGGTGGGCTACGGCGACGCGGCCTCCGACGTGCGGCCTGAGATCCTGCACGCTGTGCGCCGCCATGTGGCGCATCTGCTCTTGCACCGTGGCGATCAGGCTGCCGACGGTGGAATGACCGAGGCCGTGCGCAGAACCCTGCGCCCGTTCATCCTGTGGATGTGATGCACCTTGGCCGCTGTCGGGAGCGTGTGGCGTTCGATGAGCCGGTTTCGACCTCGGACGGGTCCGGTGGTCAGGAGGCTGGATTTTCGGAGGTGTTCAAGACGCCGGCGCATTTTCGCTACCTGCGAGGGGGGGAGACCGTGCAGGCCGCGCGCCTCGAGGGGCGGCAGCCGGTGGTCGTGACCGTGCCGGCCACGCCGCGTGCCCGGCGCATTACGACCGACTGGCGCATGCGCGACATCAATCGGGTGACCTATGCCTCGGACGGTTCTGCTGTCCTGGGCGTCTACGCCGTGAAGGCGCCGCCGGTGCTCTCCGAGGATCGCGCCTGGCTGGAAATCACTTGCGAAACCGGCGTCGGCTACTGACGCGACACAAGGAAAGGGAACCTTCATGACACTCTCCTGCGATCTGAGCGTCCGCCTGAAAGCAAGCCAGCGGGGCTCGAGCGACTTCGGTGGTGACCGCTTCACGCCGACGGTCGCGGCCGCGATCCAGTTGGCCAGCGGAACCGGCGCCGGTCAGGCGGATATCCTGTTCGTCGATGAGCGGACCGTCTCGGCGTCCAGCAACGATGATCTGGATCTGTCGGGGGTTCTGGCGGATGCGTTCGGGGCGACGATCGCGGCAGCCGAGATCGTCGCGATCCTGGTCATCAATGGTCCGATCTCGGGCGAGCCGAACCTCTCCGACCTGACCATCGGCGGCGCGTCCAATGCCTTCGAGGGGTTCCTGGGCGGCACCAGCCCGACTGTGGGGCCCATCAAACCTGGCGGTGTGTTCCTCCTGGCCGCAGGCGATGCGGCAGGGATTGGCACGGTTGGTGCCGGCTCGACGGACGAGCTGCGGATCTCGGCGGGCGCCGGTGGTGACGCGACCTACCAGATCGCAATCATTGCCCGCAGCGCATAACGGCGGCCGCTGGGGATGGGCCCGACGCGGGCACTACAGGCGGCGATCTATGAGGCGCTGCTATCGTCGCCGGCGGTGACAGAGATCGTGGGGGATCGCATCTTTGATTCGGTGCCTCAGAGCGCCCGCAATCGGTTTCCGCGGATCACCTTCGGGCCGTCGGATGGCCTCGATGCGGAGACCGACTGTGTCCCGGCCGACGACCTGTTTTTCCAAATCGACTGTTGGACCCGCGCTGATGGTCGGTTGGGGCCGTGCCGGGATCTGGCGGAGGCGGTGCGGGACGCACTGCACCAGGTGCCGATCTATGCAGAGCTGCCCTTCGCGATCACCTCCGGCCGCGTCGCGCGGGTGCGCGTGTTCGAGGATCCGGACGGAGAGACAGGTCACGGCGTCGTTTCCTTCGAGGCGACCGTCGAGCGGCTCTGATGGTTGAGGGTGTCGCCGGGTTCAAACGCCGAATGCGCGACATTCCGGAGATCGTGCGAGTCGAGCTGACAAAGCAGCTGGAGAAAGAGGCCGAGAAGGTCGTCAAGCTGATGCGGGCATTCGCGCCCGTTGGTGCGACGCGAGAGCTGATCGAGTCGATAGGCTGGACCTGGGGCGACGCGCCGAAGGGGTCGATCACGGTCGGAAAGGTCCGAGGTGGCATCGCCCAGGACGAGATCGCGATCACGATCTACGCGGGCGGCGGAAGGGCGTTCTATGCGCGGTTTCAGGAGTTCGGAACGGTCAACATGGCTGCAAATCCGTTCTTCTATCCCGCGTGGCGGGCGGAGCGATCGCGGGTGCGGTCAAACATCAAACGGGCCGTGAAGCGCGGCTTCAGAAAATCTTAATGGAGGTTCGCGATGACGACCGCGACGACGACTTCTTACAACGAGATGGTGCTGGAGGTCGAGTTCGACCCGGTCGGTGCGGCCGGCACCTACTCCAAGATCTGCGGCATGACCGGCGTGACGATCAACCGGACGCCGAACATCACCGAGACTCCGGTTCCGGACTGCGATGACGAGTCGCTGCCGCACAACATCGAGAAAGACGTGGCGTCGATCTCGGTGACCGTCTCGGCGACCGGCGTTTGGGCTGCCGCGCGCAAGCACGAGCTGCTGGACTGGTTCTACAGCGCGGGGAAACTCAACTGCCGTCTGCGCGATGTGCAGGCTGAGCAGAACGGGGCATCCGGCGATATCTATGCCGAGTATGGCCCGGCGGTGATCGGGATCTCGAACGAGCGCCCGGCTGACAAGGGCCGCATCACGGCGTCGATCGAGCTTCAGTTCGATGGCACGCCGCAGCGTCTGACCGTCGCCTGATGGATCCTATCCGACTGGTCTGGCCGGGCGGGGAGAGCGGTTTCGCTCTCCCGATCGACCGGCTTCGCGCCCTGCAGACCGAGACCGAGCGGGGCCCCGAGGAGCTTTTCAACCGACTCCGCCTCGGGACGTGGGCGCCCGACGAGATTCTGGCGATCCTCCGTCAGGGTTTGATCGGCGCCGGCATGGACGTCGAGAAGGCCGGGCCGCTCGTCGCTGGCGTGCTCGCGACCGCGCCTTGGGCAAAGCTGAAGCTGACGGCCGCGGCCGTGCTGCGACACGCGCTTTTCGGCCCGGAGGATGACCGCGTGGGAAAGCCGGAGGGGGCGACGGAGGCAGCCCCGGAAAATGGCGCTTCTCCGGCCTCTACGGAGACGGCGCCGTGATGGGATTCTCGCCCGAGCAGATCGGGCGAATGAGTGTCTGGGAGTTTCTGGCGTGTCGTGACGGCTGGAACCGCGCGCACGGCGGCGCGCAGGGCGATGCGGATGCGGATGCAATGTCACCGGAGCGAATGCGAGACCTGGGATTGATCTAGATGGCAACGGATGACGATCTTCAAATCAAGGTCGGGCTGACCGAGAAGCAGTACCTGCAGGCGCTCGCTCGCATGGAGGCGTCGACCTTGAGGTCCGCGAACAAGGCGGAGAAGGGCTTCGCACGGGCGAACCGCAACATCGGCCGCAGCTTCGAGCAGGCCGATCGGGGCGCGCGCAAGTTCGCCGGCGGTGGGATGCGGCAGGCAAGCATGCAGCTGAGCCAGATCGCGCAGCAGGGGTCGGCGACCGGCGACTGGGTTCGCGCGCTGTCGATCCAGTTGCCTGACCTCGCGCTCGGTCTCGGGACGGCTGGCATTCTGGTCGGTGCGTTGGCCGGTGCGTTGATTCCGATGGGCGTCGAGATGCTGTCCGGTGCGGACGACGCGAAAGAGCTGGAGAAGAGCCTGGAGGGTCTCGAGAAGGCCGTCGCGCGCCTTGAGGCCGCGGAGAAGGGTCTCGGAGCGTCACCGCTCGAGATGCGGGATCGTTACGGCGATCTGGCCGAGGACGCGCGGCGCCTGTTCGAGATCGAGCGCGAGATCGCCAAGATCCGAGCGCAGGCCGCGGCGGATAACGTGCAGCGTGGGATCGCGGAAAGCCTCGGCCTGGGCGGCATCATGGACATGTCAGCAGGCGATCTCCAAGATATCCAGCAGTCGCTCGAGCGCCTTCGTGAGGAGCGCGACCGCCTCAGCGACCCGTCCCAAATGTCCGACATCGAGCTGCGCTTTGCGACCGATCGCATTGCGGAGATCAACGAAGAGATCGATGCGCTGCGAGACGTCTCGCGCAATTTCGATGATCTCGCAGATATTCTTGGGATCACAGAGGAGCAGGCGAAGCAGGTTGCCATTCGGTTTGCCGAAATCGGCGACGCGCAGGGCGAGCAGGCCCAGGCTGCCGCGATGCTCCGTCTTGCGGACTACATTTCTGAAGTATCGGACAATCTTGCCGACGCTGAGGAGGAGGGCCAGGCGCTCTACGACCAGCTGCTCGCGGCGGCACAAGAGATGCTTACCTTGGCGGGCATTGATATCGCGACGGGCATCGGCATGGGCGCCGACGAGGCCGCGCGGCTTGCGGACAACCTCGGGATCTCGCTGGCGAACGCGCGGGCGCTGGATAGCACCCAGGCGATCATGGATCAGTTCTCGCGCAAGTACCTTCAGGACGCGAATGCGCCGACCCACGGGCGAGGAAGCGACCCCCGCCTGTTCATGGATGGCGGGATCCTCTCAGGGTACGAGTCCGACGCCGACTATAAGCCGGTCGGCACGCTGATTGACGAGCTGACGCCGAAGGGCCGCGGCGGCAACGACGGCGGAGGCCGCACAGAGCAAGAGAAGGAGCTGAACCGGCTTCTCTCGGAGCGCGACAAGATCCTGCGCGATCTCGAAACAGCCTCCGAGGCCTACGAGCGCGAGGTCGCGGATCTCGATGCGCTGATGAAGATGGGTGAGCTGACCAGTGAGCAGTACAACGCTGCGCTCGCCAGCCTGAACGAGGAATTCGTGCGGGCCGAGTTCAGCGAGATCGTCAACGGCATCGAGAGCGTCGCCGATGCGCTCGCAGACGCGATCGTCAACGGCGAGGATCTGGGCGATGCCTTGGGAAACGTGTTCCGGCAGATCGCTTCCGACCTGATCTCGTCCGGCCTGAAATCGCTGTTCATGAGCACCTTCAACCTCGGCGGAAGCCTCGGCGGCGGTGGCGGACTGTTCGGTGGGATCTTCGGTAGCCTCTTCGGTGGTGGCCGCGCTGGCGGTGGTTCGGTCCTGCCCGGGCGGCTTTACCGAGTGAACGAGAACACGCCGAACAGCGAGCTCTTCATGCCGTCGCAGCCGGGGAGGGTTCTGACGCCAAGCCAGGTGCGGGCGATGGGCGCCGGCGCAGGCGGCGGTGGGCCGGTCAAGGTGGAGCTCGTCGTGCAGGCCGAAGAGGGCGCGATGTTCGTGCCGCGCGTCCAAGCGATCAGCGCGGACACGTCGGTCGCCGTCACCGGCGCGGCCTCGCAGGCGCAGCGCAACGCCCTGGGGTCGCAGATGCAGCGGCAGCAGGACAGGGGAACGACCACCTGATGGATCGGATCATCGTTAACGTGCCGTGGTCGGTCATGTGCCTGACGACGCGGGACTGGGATATCGACTGGCGCGCCCAGCGGCATGGCGAGTCGCTGACTGGCGTGTCGCAGTCGGTTTACTCCGCCTTTCCCCGCTGGATCGGATCGCCGCAGGCTGTCCTGACCGGCGCGCGCCTGCTGCAGTGGCGCGCGATCCGCTGGCAGGGCAAGGGCCTTCAGGCCGTGTATCGGGTCTACATGCGAGATCCGGCAGCGGTCGTGCGAGCCCGCCTTGCTGAGGCGGACGGCGTGGATGCTGCGACCGGCGTGCCGTTTTCCAACGATGAGCTCTTCGTCGGCGATGTCGGTTTTGACTATCGGCCGTTTGTGCTTGCCGCCGAGGCGGCTGCGGCCGGCGCAACGTCGGTCCTGGTGGATGCCTCGGCATATCCTGGCGCCGTCGTGCAGGGCATGATCCTGAGCCACAAGGACTGGCCGTTCGGCGTTACCTCGGTAAGCGAAGAAGGCGGCAACCTCCGCCTCGAGGTCCGCCCCGGGCTGCGTGCCGCGATTGCGGAGGGTGACTCCGTGCATCTCATTCCGACCGGCCTGTTCGAGGCTTCGGAGGAAGGCATGGGAAACCCGGCCTACGGCCAGTTTGCCAAGACAAGCGTGCAGCTGCAGCTGCGCGAATGGCTGGGGCCCGGCCGCTGATGCCGTTCTTTCCGGAGAGCTTCGATGTCACGGCCGACGTGATTGGCGTTCTGCACCTGGCCTCGATCGAGACCGATGATGAGACCGTGCGTTTCGTTGTCGGAACCGATGGCCGCTTTGTCGATATTAACGGGTTCTCCTGGTACGGCAGTTCCCTGTTCTCGGTGGGCGAGCTGGAGGTCGCGATCAACGGGATCGCCCCGTCGGGCGAGGCGTCGCTTTCGTACTTCCAGGATCCGGCGATGCCGGAGCTGATCGACGACATCAAGCTGCAGGGTGCGGATGCGGTCGACGGCCGACCGATCCGGTTTTACGTTCAGCCCCTGCTTGCCGCCGAGGACCTGCAGGCGCCGAAGGTCGCGCCGATCCTGTTTGCGTCGCGGACGATGCGGGCTGTTCGCTACGAGCGCACTGGTGGCCAGCAGCGGCGCATCACCCTGACCTTCGAGAGCATCTGGGAGCAGCGGTCCAGGCGCCGCGGCCTGCAGTACACGACTGAGGACCATGCGCGCCTGACCGGATCGGCGAACCCGAGCCTCGAATTCATGCCGACGGACGGCCAGCGGGACGTGAAGCTGTGGGGCTGATGTCGCCGCTGTTTCAGGAGGTCAATCGCTGGCACGGCTTGCCGACCGTCTGGGGGCGGAGCGATTGCATGCTGGTGGTCGCCGATTGGGTCGAGCGGGTGACCGGCCGCGACTTCGCGGCGGACCTGCGGAATCGCTATTACGACGAGGCCTCTGCAGAGCGTGTCTGCGGCTGGGTGACCGCGCCTGTGGAGTGTGTCGCGAGCCGTGTCGGGGATGACCTTCCCCGGATCGCCGTTGAGGATCGGTTGCCTGGCGATATCGCGGTCCTGTCCTTCGCGGGCGAGGATGGTGGTCGGGGTCATTCGACAGGCGCCGTCTGGCTCGGTCGATCGTGGGTCTGCAAGGGCGTCCGGCGCGGCGCGGTGGAGTTGCGGCACTCCATGCTAGAGGCGCAGGTGCTGGCTGCCTGGCGTGTTCCCTATGGCGGTGCGGAGCGGGGCGATGCGTAGCCGGCTTTTGCTGACGACGGCGATCGTGGCGCCGATGGCTGCCCTGCCGAAGCCTGCGGAGGCTGCGCCGATCGTGGGCTTTCTGCCGGCGATCGGCATCGGGACGCAGGCGCTCGTGGGCACCGGCGCGACCCTGCTGACGACGCTGACGGCCTCTGCAGCGTTGACCGGGATCGGGTCGTTCCTGCTGTCGCCGTTCGGCAAGTTGATCATCGGGTTCGGGCTGTCGGCCCTGTCCAACGCGCTGTTCAAGCCAAACATTCCGTCGCCGAGCGACCGCATGGTGAACTACAGCCAGCCGATCGCCTATTTCGATCGTCTGTACGGGCGGGCGCGCAAGGGCGGGCCGCTGGCCATGACGGTCTTTCGCGGCAAGCGCCGGCACTACGGGGTGCTGATCGCAGCGCACTCGACGCAGGGTGTCGTGGACTGGTGGCTCGATAAGTTTGTCGTTGCGACCGATGCCAGCGGCAACGTCCAGACCGATCCGATCCTGCAGGGGGGCAAGTCCTACGGCAATGTGCGCGGGCACACCGGGCAGGCCGGTCAGCTCGTCGATTCGATCTGGCTGTCGGAAGTGACGGAGATCACGTCGGCCCACGACTTCGAGGGGCTATCCTACGCGGCCGCGTGGGCGCAGAAGCCTGGTCAGGAGAAGTACAACGAGATCCTGCCGAACGGGACTGAGTGGCAGATCGCGCCGGTCTGGGATGGCAATGATCAAATCCGGGATCCGCGCGACGACAGCGTGGGGTTCAGCCGCAATTGGGCGCTTTGCGTCGCGCATGAGCTCGAGACCTATTGGGGCCTTTCGCTCGATGACGACATGCTCGCAGCGGAGGCGGACGCATGCGACGTGGAGGTCACCGATCGGGACGGCGTGACCGGAGCGAAGTGGGAGCTAAACGGCTCGATCGGCGACGACATGCCGATGAAGGATATCCTGGCGCAGATGATCGCGGCGGCCGATGCCTTCATGTGGGAGAAGCCCGACGGGACGGTCGGGATCCACGCGGGGCGCTGGACCGAGCCGACGGTCACGCTGGGGCCGGAGGACTTCTTCAGCCAGCAGATTGCGGCGGGCAAGGTGGAGCCCGGCGTCGCGAACGAGTTCATCGCGACCTATGTCGAGCCCGAGCGGGAGTGGCGCGAGTCGCCTTCGGGGGTCTACGTCGAGGACGACACGGTGCGGCGCATCCGGCGCGAACCGGCGCTCTACATGGTGACCTGGCACAACCAGGCCGCGCGCGTGCTGAAGCGCATGGCAAAGATCGAGCACGCCGAGTACCGGCTTGCCGGCACCATCGGGCTGAAGGGTTACGAGTTGATCGAGCAGGCGGGGTGCGGGCCGCGGTTCGCACGCTACGTGGATCCTGCCGCCGGCTATGATTTCTTTATCGAGCTCGCATCGCTGAAGCGTCGGATGGATGGGGTGTCTTTCGACATTGAGGCCTATTCCGTCGTCCCGTCCGACTTCGACTTCAATGCGGTGTCTGAAGAGCCGCAGCCGCCGGAGTTGACGCAGCTTGACGACGAGGAAGAGGTCGACGAGCTCGACGACCTGCAGGGCGCGAATTACGGCAGCGGCAACCTCACGCCGGCGATCGAATGGACGTGGCCGGAGCAGGACGAGATCTACAGCATCAAGCTGCGCATGCGGCAGGTCACCGCGCCTGTCTCCGAGTGGCAGGTGGTCACGCTCGATCCCGGGACCACAAGCTACATCGCGGCCGGTCTGATCGAGGGTGAGACTTACGAGGCGCAGATCAAGAACTACACGGTGAGCAGTGCCGGTGGGGCCGGCGGGCCAGACTACCAGCCGGAGCCGCCGGTGCAGGTGGTCGCCGCGGTTGTGCCGCCGGCACTGACGATCGACACGGTGGCCGCGGAGCCTGGACGCGTCCGGTTCACGGGCAGGACGCCGGCGTGGGTGCTGATGGGCGGTGTGCGGATCTATCGCGGCGCCGTCGGAGCTGCGTTCGAGGACGCGGATATCGTGACCGCCGGAACCATCACGGTCGGAAGCGACACCGATTTCGATGTCGTGGCCGGCGATGTAACGGCGACGGACCTGCTGTCCAACGGCGATTTCGCGGACGGCTCTGCCTGGACGGCGGGCACCGGCTGGTCGATCGCTTCCGGCGCAGCGTCCCACGTCGGCGGCAGCGCGGGCAATTTGGTGCAGGGCATTTCCGTCTCCGAGGGCGATGTATGCCGCGTGACCTTCACCCTTCAAAACCGGACCGCTGGCGATGTGACTCCTGCCCTGCAGGGCAGCGCGACCAACAGCGGAACGGGCAGGAGCGCGGACGGCACATATGCCGAGACGATCGTTGCGCCTGCGGCCGCGACCGCGTTCCGGCTGGATGCGTCCGCTGCGTTCGTCGGCAACCTGGATGACGTCTCGGTCGTGGTCGACACGGTCGACTGCCTCGACCTTGGCGAGGCCGACTTCTGGATAGTTCCGGTCAGTGACACCGGGGGCGCTGGAGCGCCGCAAGGGCCCTACACCTTGCAAGTTCGATAACGGAGTTCTGCAAATGACCACGCTAAGTGCCCGCGAGATCCTTTTGGGAAACCCGCCGAGTGCGTCCTACCAGCCCGACCGCGAACAACTTGCGGAGAAGCTCGAGGGAATGGAGGCAGCTATCGCTGCTTCCGAGGTGGGTATTTCGGTCGCCTCTTACACCCCTGCGGCCGATGGTCTTGCGCTCGACGACACGCCGTTCTCGCAGCTTGAGGGCAACGTCGGCACCAAGAAGTTCCGCTCTGACCTTGCCGGCAAGACCTACCTCGTGTCTGCGATCCCGACCGGCCTGCAGTACGTGAACGGCGGGTTCAAGCTGGCAGACGTGCTCGGCAATAACGCAGACGTCGACTGTGTCTACCCGGCAAAAGAGACCTTCGACTTCGAGATCCGGCAGGTGTCGCCTGGCACGGCGAACTACGAGTCCTGGCCGCAGGGCAAGCGCCACATCGTGAATATCTCGGGGAACGTTGTTCACTACTGCGGCTTCAACGCGGACCACGAACACAACGGCGGCAAGGTCGCGGAGCTCTACTCTTCGAACGACGACGGCGCGACCTGGCGCTGGGATTGCACGATCGATTCCGGCAACTCCTATTCGGCGTCGTGCTGGGCGCTCGGGGAGCATGCGGGCCAGCAGTTCGCCATTGTGCGCCGCCGTGATCCTGAAACCGACGCCCACGACGAGTCGGTCCTTCTGGCGCGTCGCCTTTACGAGATCCGGCGCGGCGAAGTGATCAACGTGACCACGACCGATACTTCGGCGACGTTCCGGGTCAACGTCGATGATCTGGTCGACTGGGGTGTCCGCATTGGCGACGAGGTACAGCTGAATTCGTTCGGGACGGTGAACGGTCTCGATCTGCAGGATCGCACGATCTTTACGGTCAGCGACAACGGCAACGATTGGATCGAGTTCGAGCACCCGACCGACGTCGCCACGGCGACCGGCACGTCGGACACGCCCTCTGACGGCGTGATCGAGTTCAACCCGCGGAACAAGGGTTTCGTCGAGGTCATGTTCCCTGGCGACATCACGCTCGGCGAGGCGCTGCTGGCCTATGCTGGCACGCCGTTCTCTTCGCTGCCGACGCTCTTCCACGATTGCGAGGTCTGGGAGGGCACCGGCGGTGGCGCGCTGAAAACCTGCGCAGCCGGCGGCGGCTCCGGCGGGCCCCACGTTGTCGAGCTCGATGCGATCCTGCGCGACTCGATCCACATCGAGCGTGTCGATTACACCGGCGACGCGACCAACGGCGGTGGCGGCACGATTGTCCGCTCGTCCACGGGTGCGTTCTACGGCGGGATCCGGGGCGACTCCACGCTCGACAACGGCTCGGACCCGGCGCTTTGGTACGCGCCCACCAACGACATATCCGCAGCGACGGTGACCGCGTTCCCGACCGGCTTTGGCGACGACTCCATTGTGGACATCGCCCTCGATGAGACGAACGGCTACGTCTACGTCGTGGCGACCGACACGCGTTACCGGGACGAGACGCCCGGGCCGGTGCCGATGATGGTTGGCTGGGCCACGCTCGCGGCCTTCCAGGCGGATCCGGCGGGGTCGATTACGTGGTGGCACCTGCTCGACCTCCACTACACGCACTCGAACAACAACGAGGCCAACAACGGCGTCGGGATCCAGAGCATCGCCTGCGATCCGGGTAACGCGCTCTACATCTCGTTCTCGAACGAGCAGGGCGTCCGCTACTTCGATGACGACGGCGCGCCCCGCACCTATGACCTTGCGCTGGCCATCGGCGCGAACGGGCCGATCGGGGCAAAGCTGAAGCCGCGCAACATCCTCCGGCCGCCGGCCTCGGTGATGTCGCACTATGTCACGCCGCAAGAGATGAGCCTGGTGAGCCAGGGCCGCGCGACCTTCAAGGATGACGCGATCGCGTGGCAACGCGCGAGCGAGGTCGCGGCTCAGTTCGGGAAGACGATGTTCGTCCCGCCGCAGACCTATCGCTTCCTTACGCCGCCGACACTCGCCGATGGCGCGAACATCCTCGGCGGCGGCGTCGACAATCCGAACGCCAACCAGTTCGGGCCGGGGCCGACGGTGATCATGGACTCGAGCATGACCGGGGCGCCCGCGATCCGGTCGCTCGGGAACCTGCGGATGCAGGGGATCTCCTTCCGAGGGACGAACAAGACCGCCGGCGTCGGCATGTACCTCGAGCGCGATACCGCGGACGGGTCGGAATACGAGGATCTCGATTCCAAGATCCGCAATTGCTACTTCTACCTCTTCGACCAAGGCATCGCGTCTAAGGGCCGGGGCATCGAGGTGGTCGATTGCGTATTCGCCGGCTGCAATTGGGCCTTCAACCCGGCGCCGTGGGTCGCGGCCGATTGGGTCGATAACCCGTCGCAGGAATACGACGGGGAGGGTGTCGGCGAGCGCGAGTACGTGTTCGAGGGCAACCGTGTCCACCAGTGCAACATCGCAGTCTCGGCGAATGAAGCGGACACCGAGAATATGCGCGGTCTGATCATCCGGCACAACCGGCTCGATCTCGGCGGCGTCCTGTTCAACGGCAAGTTCTACTCGGCCGACATCTCGCACAACCTGGTCGACATGGCCGACACGAAGACAGGCATCGTCGATGTGCGGGCGGCCTTCCGCCGTCTTTCGGCCCTCGGAAATCACTTCCAAGGCGCTCCGATCTCGGCGGGCGGCGGGGATCTGACCGAGGACATGGCTCGGTACGGATACCGATTCCGGGGCCCGGCGGCGAACTTCGTGATCGGTGCCGGCTCTGTCTATCGGACGATGGCCAAAGACAGTGCGCTCGGCACCAGCCCGGAGGATAACGAGTCCGCGTGCATCGTGTTCGAGGACACGGCGACGCGAGGCCGGATCGTAGACATGGATTTCCGGAACTTCGGGCTCTACGACGATGTGGGCAACTCGCCTGCGGTCGCGGGCACGGACGACGAGGCGGCGATCATCTTCAAGGCGGCTGTCGATCGTATGAAGATCGACGCGGACTTCGAGAGGAATGCGGATTCGAACGCGTTGAACATCGATTTCCGGGGCCAGAGTGTGACCCGCACCACGATCGCAGAGTCCTGCACCACGCCCGACGGCGAGGAGCTCGTCGCCACGGCGAACGGTGGTTACGTCGATGGCGGCGGAAACGTGTTCCACATGCCGCGCAAGGCGAACCCGGAGCTCACCATCGATCTCGATGGTGAGATCACGGCGATCGAGCATTGGAACTTCGTGGACACCCGAAACAACGATGCGGCCGACAACTGCGACAACATCGCGAACAACTGGCCGCAGGGGACGGTCGGGTCGTTCCTGGCGGAGAACGCTGCCCGAGTGGTGACGTTCCGCCACAACACTGGCGGCGGGAACATCCGCACGATCAGCGGGGCCGATTGGACGTTCGGCACCGACGGTAATGTCTTCCGAGTGATGAAGCTCGGGAGCAATCTCTACCAGATCTGACGGGGTGGGTGTGAGCATGCCAAAGAAGATCGCCCGGGCCCTGATCGAGCATGGCCGCGCGACCGAGTGGCTGACAGCCTGCGTGATGCTGATGTTCGCGGTCACGCTGGCGATGCCTGGCGACACCTTCAGGATCAGTCCCTCCTACAGCGGGTTCCTGAACCTCGGTTTCGACGAGGCCTCGATCGCCATGCCTCTGACGCTCCTGGCCGGGGCGCGACTGACAGCGCTTTACATCAACGGAAACTGGCGCCGGTCGCCGGTGATCAGAGCCTTCGGCGCAGCGGTCGGCGCGATGGTGTTTACGATGCTTGCGGTGACTTTCGGGTGGAATTGGATTTCGGCAGGAGGTCCGCGGCAGAGCGCGGTCGCCCTCGGAACGGGAACAGGCACTTATCTGACGCTTGCCCTCTTTGACTTCTTGGCAGCCTACAGGAGCGGTGCGGATGTTCGAGTTACTCGGCCTATCTGAGCAGGACGCGGTCGTGATCGGTACGGGTGTGGGTGCGTTTATCGGGGCGCTCCTGATCGCCGTGCGTGGCGCGAAAAAAGGCCGGCCGACAAGCGCGGCGGTCGCCAGCGCCATCCAGTCGGCCAACTGCCGCGTGCCCGACCTGCAGCCCGCGATCGAGGCGCTCCGCGCCGAGCAGGAGGAAATCTCGGACACGCTCCGCGAGATGCGCCGCGATGCGAACAGCACGCGCGAGATGGTCGTGCGGATCGAGGAACGCACCCGAGGCTGATTGCCACTGAACGAGAACCTATCCGCCCGGCCGTTGCGCCGGGCTCTTTCGCATGGGGAGACGCCATGACCGGCTACAACTACGATGCGCGCGATCTGCAGCGACGGCTCGCTGCTCTAGGGCTCTATTCCGGCGAGATCGACGGTGTCGTCGGTCCGAAGACCGAGGCCGCGATCGTCGCGTTCAAGCGGGGCAGAGGCCTGCGCCCGCGGCCCTACATCGGGCCTCTGACCTGGAATGCGCTGATCGGCATGACGACGTCGACCAGTGGCCGGTCGGACGCCGCGTACCAGCCGCCCTGGCTAAACGAGATGGGCAAGGTCATCGGCCTACACGAGGTTCGCGACAACGGCGCGCTGACGGCCTGGCTGAGGTCCGACGGCCGGACGCTTGGCGATCCGGCCGCGCTGCCCTGGTGTGGCGATGCGGCCGAGACCGCAATGCTGCGGGCGCTGCCGAATGAGCCGGTCGTGCCATCGACGAACGACAACCCGTATTGGGCGCGCCACTGGCAGGGGTTCGGCAAACCCTGCGGCCGCGTTCTCGGCGCGGCCGTGCCGATGTCGCGTGACGGCGGAGGGCACATTGCGTTCCTGATCGGCGTCAGCCTCGACGGTCAGGCCATCCGCTGCCGGGGCGGCAACCAGTCGAACACGATCAGCGACGCCTGGTTCGACGCCGATCGGGCGCTCGCCTATCGCTGGCCGGTTTCCTATCCGGAAAGCATGCAGCGGCCGGCGCCGATCATGGATGCGGCCGGCGCGATCCTGTCGGCGAACGAGGCCTGAGTGATGATGGCGCGGATCCGTGTCGACGGCAGCGACGTCGTGTTCGACTGCCCTGGCTGCAGCGGTCAGCACCGATTGAACACCGACCCGACCCGAGAGCCATGCTGGGCATTCAACGGCGACACCGGCCGCCCCACGCTGTCGCCCTCGATCAATGCCTTTGCCGAGCTTGGGCCGGAGCGCCGTGAGTGGCGATGCGATAGCTTCGTGCGCGAGGGGCGCATCCAGTTCCTGCATGACTGCACGCACAGTCTGGTCGGTCAGACCGTCGAGCTACCGGAGATTCCGGCATGATGCGGCTGTTCCAGCGTTACTTCATCGGGGGGTGCAGCGGGTCGCGTGAGGGAACCTGGTTCCTCGTGGTGACGCTGCTCATCGTTCCGTTCTGGGTTGTCGTGGCCGCTGAGCTGAACGGGATCGCGATGGAGACGACCAGCGGCATGCTCTTGGTCATCGGCCCAGCCGTGCTGGTCGCATGGGGGACGGCCCACGGCCTCGAGAAGGCGGCGCGCGAGAAGTGGATCAAGCCGCGATCGGTGGAGGGGCCCGATGTTCCGTTGCCTGAATAGCGCGGCGCTGGTGGTGCTGCTCCTGGCGGGCTGCGGCGGGCCGCTCGAGCTGCTGACGGGCGGCGGTCCGAATGTGGCGGCGAGCGTACCGATCACGTCTGGGCGCACCGCGACGAATAGCGTTGGCGTATCGACCGTCACGACGTCCGAGACCACGATCGAGGCGCCTGGCGCTGAGAGTGTCACAAACCGGCAGGAGGCCAACGAGGTCCGGGCGGACAACGTGGGCTCGATCCACACGACCGAGGTGCCGGCTTGGTTGATCATCGCCTTTGCCGTCGCGCTGTTTCTCGACAGCCCACTGCGCTGGCCGGGGCAGATCATCAGCGTGTTCAGAGGGAAGGGCAGGACATGAGGATCCACGGAACCCGATACACTCGGGGCGCCCGAACCGGGCTGCTATTGGCCGTCTGTGCGGTCGCCATCCTGTTCGCGCTTTCCCGGCTTGTCCTGGCTGATCAGCCGCTGCCGCGCTGCGCCGATCGCGAAACCTTCGAGCGCGAGCTGCGTGCCCGGTGGTCCGAGGTCAAGGTCGCCGAGGCGCTCGCAACGGAGGGTGAGCTGATCGAGGTCTACGCGTCGCCCGGCGGTGCGACGTTCACCGTCGTCGTGGTGCAGCCGACCGGCGAGGCCTGCATTGTTGCCGACGGAACGGACTGGATGCGCGGCGCAATGCCGGCGCCAGGCGAAGATATCTAATCCCCCGCCCGCGATGCGGGCCGAATAGCTGCGAGGACAGTCATGCCGAAATTTACTGAGACGCAGATCTTTCCGAACGCGACCGAGGTCTATCCGGATTGGAAGCTGCCCGCGGCCGTCGTCATCGATGCAGGATCCGGGTCGATCGCGATCGAGGCCGATCAGGGTGATGGCACGTTCGTCGCCATCCCAGATAGCCCGTTCTCCGCCGACGCGGTGTTTCATCTGCGTATCGCCAACCTCCGGTTGAGGTTCACGGTGACCGGCGATGCGACCTATGGGTTCACGGCCTAATGGTGTTGGCGCTGGTTATGCCGCTGGTGCTGGATCTGGTCCGGCCCCCGCAAGATTTGGAGACCGACGACGAGGAACCGCCTGGGGCGTGGCTCATGGAGTCGGGCGTTTGGAACGACGACGGCGTCTGGGATGATTCCGAAAACTGGAGTGATGGGTAATGCCGACTTTTGAGAACGGGGAAGATGGCGACGTCATCCGCGCGAGGATCAACGCCGCGATCGATACGGTCGACGGCCTGCCCGAAAGCGTCCAGGCGCAGCCGGCAGAGGGTGGCTTTGCCGACGGCGATAAGGAGAAGCTGGACGGCATCGATGACGGGGCAACTGCGAACTCAGGTGCGCTCGCTGATCTGGACACAGTGGGCGCGTCGGAGATCGACGATGCGGCTGTAACCGATGCGAAACTCCGAGACAGCGCGGCTCTCTCCGTAATCGGCAGGGCCAGCAACAGCGATGGGACGCCGACCGACATCGTGGCAGCCATCGACGGGCGGGTCCTTGTCCGTAGCGGGACTTCGCTGGTTTTCGGTCAGGTGAACGGAAACGGCGGCATCGTGAACGACTCCGTTGGAAACGGGCAGTTGGCGAACATGGTCACCCAGCGGATCAAAGGGCGGGCCACTGCAGGGACGGGGAACCCGGAGGATCTGACGGCGGCGCAGGTTCGAACCATGATCAACGTCGAGGACGGGGCGGACGTCACGGATACTGCCAACGTCACGGCGGCCGGTGCGCTGATGGACAGCGAGGTAACGAACCTCGACGACGTGAAGGCGTTCGACCCAGCAGACTACATCATGACCGATGTGGCTTATTCTGGAACTGACCCGATCTATCCGGCTGAGCTCTACGCCCGAACCACGACTTACGGCGGCTCCGGCGCTTCCACGTCTGTCATCGTCGGCCTCGGCTCATCCGTTCAATACCAGCGAACGGGCGACCTATCTTCGCCGGGGCATATCCTCGGCTTGCTTGGGCGCATCCAGGTCCAATCCAGCCAGACGGTCGGAAACTGCTGGGCGGTCGAGGGTCGTGTTGATCCAGAGGGTGAGGGATCCGTTGTTACAGAGGCCGTGCCATTCAAGGTCATCGGGGGAACGGACAGCGAGAATGCCGGGACGATCGTCGGTCTTTACGGGCTCCATTTCCCGGATATGTCAGACGGACAGTACACCCGGATTGTCAATAAAGCCGTCATCCGCGGCGACGATCCGGAAGCACCGATCTACAGCGCCGGCCAGGTGCTTGGTGCCTACAACACTGCGGCCGGATACACGACAGGCGGTGAGCTGTCACCGGCAATGATGGCGGGCGCGGCTAGTGGCAACCTGATCGTCACGCCGGGTGCATATGACTTCGCGGCCGGCGCGTCGCCGTTGGTCGCGAATGTCATATACGCAACGCCGATTTTCGTTCCCAAACGAACGACGGTGGACGCGATCGTTGCGGCTGTGACGACAGGATCTGCGGGGGCCGCGCGGCTCGGCCTTTACTTCGAAGAGAACGGAGTGCCGACCGACCTCGTGATCGATGCGGGCACGATCGATACCGGCACGGTCAGCGATAATCTGCCTGCCTCCTTCTCTGACACCGTCATCGAGGCGGGACTCTACTTCGCCGCTTGGCTTTCCAACTCTACGCCGAACGTCCGCACGGCTACGTCGCTGTCGATCCCGTCCTTGATGGGCCAGACCAGCATGGTCGGTGGAGCGCGCGGCATCCTCTACGCCGCGCAGGCTTACGGCGCGCTGCCAGACCCGTTCCCAGCGGTGACCGTCGTCAGTACGAACGCACCGCTTCACCTTGCTCTGAGGGCTGCATGATGACCAAGACCATCGAACCGAACCATCTGGCGCGCGACATCCAGCGCCTTTGCAACCGCGCGGGGCTCGCCATCCTCGGTCACGCCGACGGCACGATCGAGGTGACCGACGCCAGCGAGTGGGAGCGCGACGGGGAAGACTTGCCGGTCTTTCAGTTCACCCGTGCGGGCGAGCAGCTGGATACCGGGATCCTGCCTCCGAAGCGGCAGGCCGCTGCGGACAAGGAGCGGAAACGCATAATGGACGAGATGAAACGACGGAAGACCATCATCCATCAGGTCACCCGCGCCCTCGGCCGTGCTCGCACATTGGCGGACGGTCGGGTCCAGGAGCGGATGCAGACGGAAACCACCTACGCCGGAGAGGAACAGCCAGTCATCAAAAAATTCTGGGTCGACGTCGAAGGTGACGACGACGAAACCGAAGGGGAATGACCATGCAGAGCTTCATCTTCCGTCACAAGTCCAACGGCGCCCGCATCAAGGACGGCAGGGATATCTTTCGTATCACGAACCACGACGACGGCACACAGACCGTCGAGGCCGACGTGGACGGTGAAAATTGGTCCGAGATCCTGGTGGACGTCATCGAAGGGCAGTCGAAACCCGATCCTGATCCGAGTCCCGATCCCACGCCCGATCCGGATCCGGCACCCGACCCGACGCCCGAACCGGACCCCACGCCACAGCCTGTCCCGTCGCCCGTTGAGGCCTTTACTGTCCGCAACAGCTCGGACCTTTACGGGGCGCTGGATGCCGCTCGGGCCGGGCAGGCGATCCGGGTTAAGCCGGGCAGCTATGGGGATTTCACATTCCGCCGCAACGTGGGCGACGGTTTCGTCACGATGAATTTCGATGACGGCGCTGATTTTTCAAAGGTCACGATGAGCGGCGCGCGCGGGCTGGATTTCAACGGCATCAAGTTCTCTGCAACAGGGATCTGGTCGAACAGCAGTCGGCTGAAACTGCGCAATGCGACGAACCGCAGCTTCACCATCTGCCGCCAGGTCAGCGATGTTGAGGTCAAGCATTCCAAGTTCACCGGGTCCGGCAAATTCCATTGGGAAACCGCAGGCGGGGCACCGTGCCACGGCTGGAAGATCCACGCCAACCTGTTCCAGATGAACGACGGCGCGCAGCGGTCTTTCGACTTCCTCGAGGGGCAGGGGGTTTACGACATGGAAATCGTCGACAACACGTTCGACGACCTCTGGATCAAGTACAACTCGGGCACGTCGGGCTCGTATGCACATGTCGATTTCATGCAGTTCTACAGCAACCAGGGGCACGAGCCGCGCAACATCCTGCTCCAGGGGAACGTTGTTCGGGATGACGCGAGAACGCAGCAGAAAGCCGCCCTCTGGATCATGACGCTGAACATCTCGGGGCGGGACCATAAGATCCGGAATAACATTCTGATGGGCATGTCTCCCAACGGCCTGTTCATGTCGAACGACATGGCCGGCACGGTGGTCGAGGGAAACCTTTGCCTTCCTTCCCCGGGCGCGGTCGGCGTGTCGTCGCTCGGCGGCAATATCGTGATGCACAGCACGACGTCGAACCACCCGACCATCCGCAACAACGCCTGCGGGGCTATTGTCGACCAGACCGGGCGCGGCGCCTGGGATGGTGGCGGGAACGTCACCGGAGTGTCGTTGGCTGACTTCGATATGACCCACGGCGGGGCAGCCATCACAGACTTCGTGCCAAAGCCGGGAAGTCGCGCGGACGTGCGGCAAGGCTGGCGTGACAGGCTGGATGGCATTCTCAACGGGACGCAGGACTTCTACGCGCCCGACGGCAAGCTGCAGCCGGCGGCCTAA